TAAAAGGCTAATGGTGGTTTAGCACCTAAGTATTTAGCATAGATAGCGTCTTGTTGTCCTTGTTCTAAGCTATGTATGATAGCGTGTATAGTTCTAATATTAGACATGTCTTGAGCAGAGCACATTTCTTCGAATACTTCTGAAGTTGACTCACCTCCTGATGACATACCTATGCTTTTAGAAGGGTATCCTAGTTTATGGGTATCATGTTTCATCCATAAGCTCCAATCCTCGAGGATGGACAATAAGCGTTCCATACTAATCATATTGTGTTAGCGTATAAGCTACGCTTTGCCCAAATGTTTCTTGTGTAGTTCTTTGCTGAAGGTTATGTTTAGCATCATCTGCGTTATGACTGATAACACCTTTTATTTGGTCTTCTGTAAAGTTTGCTGTATGTCCAAATATAGCTTGCAGTGGATGTGGCTGTGGAATGTAGTAGTGCATAAGTCTATTATCGTTATCTTTAAATGCGTGTACATGTCCTTCCATCTTCATAGCCACAAGCAAGTTTTTAATAGTGTGATAGTTAGCTTCTACATGTTCAGCTATATCATTTATAGTTCTAGGTTCTGTAAGGTAAGCTAGTATTTTATCCCTATTGCTCATGATACATCCTTAACTTTACAATGCCATTTCTTTTTATCGTCTTGATGCCAACCATGTACATGAATAGCCCATCCTGCTTCACGAACTGGACCTACGTTTTCATGGTCACCTATCTTCTTTACTCTAGCTGACATATTTGTTGCTGTAGTTGTTTGTACAGCCAATGTTTCTTTTCCCTTTAAAGCTAGTATATCTATAAAACCAAATAAATCTTGACGTATCCTAGCATAACTATTCCAATGCTCTGTAATCCAACATGTGTATCCTTCTTCTCGTAGCTTAGCCAAACTCAATTGAGTAGGTGATTTAGTTGCCATTAAATTGACTTTCGTTAGGTTTAGATGTTCCTTCTTGAAAACGCCTTTCTATTTCACTTTCTAGTTTAGTAAATTCAGACACTTGATTAACGTCTATTTGTAATGTACAGTTTATTATTATTCGTGTCTGATGATTTTTTGGTGGTGTAGCATTATGCCACTGATTAGATTTAAACCAAAAGCATCTATTAGCTTTTGGTGTGCATCTATCAATGATATTAATTTTATCTTCATCATAGACTATTGTATCACCATCTGAATCATTTACATAATATACAAAAGATACATAATCGTCTCTATCAAGCATGTCTTTATGTATAGCTAATCTATTATCTTCTTCTGTTATATCTCTTTGAGTTAGCATGTTTACTTTTAATTTATATAAACCTTTAATTTTTAAACCTGTCTTGAACTCAAAAAAATATATCAATGGCTTAAATATCTCATAGTCTTTACTATAATAACCGTCTATATTTTTTATCATGTGGCAGAATTGAAATACACCATCATGTGGCACAGTATTACCATAATTCCAGTAACTATAGGCTGAATTCTTAGAAAATTGCCAATCAAAATCTTTAGCATTAATTAAACTTTCTAAGGTTAATTTAAAAGACTCTGATACAAAATCATCAATTATCATCATGGTTTACTTTTTGCACCTCACCAGTAGACTTATTAAGTTCGTATTCATAAGCATGTGGTGATACGTCATCACTATTCTTTTCCTTTTTGAATATCTTATCCCAGTTATCTTGTGCTTCTTGTTCAGAAATTAACAATGGTCTTCTTCCAGAACCTTTACCCATTTATTTTACTCCTAAATGTCCGTTAGTAAATAACCAACCTATAGTTTTTCTGTGTGCTTCTTCCCATGCTGCTATTCTATCATATTTATCTAACATCTTTTCATTATCTATCATGTGGTGGCATTGGTGGCATAATGCTGCAATTCTAAAATCGTTTGCTTTTATGCCAGTTCCTTTGCCATCTCTTAATTGATTACTATGAGCTGCACAAACTGTTCCATCTTCCATTGAACACATCATACATGGAGCTTCTCTAACAATCTCTAATAGTTTTTTATTTCTATAGTTCATTAGTAATCCCAACCCCAACCCATAGTCTGACCAAACACCTCTATCTGTTGCTGGTATTCTGTCATTTCTGAAGTTGTTAGTTTAGTGCTTGACTTAATAAGTTCTACAGGCAAGCCTCCGATAATTGACTGATAGCGTAAGAATTTATATCCCATGAGTTCATGTATCTTATCTTTCTCAATACCTAAATGATTGCCTATGCTTGAATACAGTTCCCATAGTCTTTCGTTTTGTTCTAGGCTACGGTTTGCTTTAGCATCTGTTACTGTTACTCTCCATCTGTGAGTAAAGTCAAGTGCTTTTAACTTCTCCACTAGCATTGGCAAGTTGTCTTTCGTTAGCGACCACTTTATCATCTCTCCATCCTTTCGTTTTAAATACTTGTCCGTCTTTAGAAGTTGCTTTGTATTGAATGTCATCTCCGAATAACTTTTTACAACGCTTAATAAATTCATTTATGGTCATGGGCTTTCCTTGTATCTTAAACCTTTGTTGTCAAAATAAAATCCCCAACTTCCTTCAACAGGATAATTACGTTGCTTTTGTAAGTATACTACACAATCAGGAACACCCTTTAATTCTTCAGCAGTTTTATCACCATTCTCAATATCACGTTCTTTTTTCTTACATCTGTAAACACATAGGATATTATCGCAAAGGTTACGAATATGAGAGCTACCTAAAATATGAGTAGCGTCTGGTGCTATAGTTTCATCTGCCATCTTACGAGTGTGAGCTACTAAAAATATATGTATGTTTAAATCACGACATGATGTTGCAAGTCTATCAATAAACAATTTTTGCTTCTCGTAATTATCTTCAGATATATCACTCATCTTCATCAGGCTGTCTATAACAAATACATCTACACCTAAAACATGTTTGCCATAGTAAAGCGTAGCTATCATATCTTCTGTAGTGGTGCTGCCTGTCTGGTCGTAAATCCACAATTTCTCAGCTGCACGAGTGCAAAATTTTCTTATGTAATCCTCTGTTGGGTCTGTAGACTTTAATGATTGCTGAACCATGCGAGAAAGAGTAAGTACTGCCCGCATTTCTAGGCTTGCGATTAAACATTTAGTTTGCTGACCCATAAGAGATAATACAACTTGTGAAAGCCAAACGATTTGCCATGTGAGCTGACACCGGTTACAACTGTCAACTCAGATGGTCTCACTCTAAAATCTTGTTCACTCTTAACAAACCCTAAAGACTTACCAGATGATATTTCTTCTGAAAAGTATTTAACAACATCATCTGCAAACACAGAACTGTCTTTTACTAAAAACTCACTAGAACCATATTCATTATTAAAATATTGAGTAATGGTTTCTTTGCTAACTGTTAATCTATCTAACGCTTCTCCAATTTTCATTTAGCATTATCCCATGCGTTACGTAGTTTAGGAGCTTCGCCATCATTCCATCTTTCTTGGTTAAGCAAAGTAAGTGGAGCTGGTGAGAAGCCATCCTTCCATGATTGAGTATCTTTCATTTTATTTACATACCCTATCACTTCATCTGCTATAGCGTCAATGTTTTTATTAGCCCATCTTTCCATACAAGTTTTCTTATTGACCTTACGAACATTAGGATAGCTTTCCCAAAATTCTTCAAACCTATTGGTCGTTTTAACGACATATATATCTTCTCTTATCTTATCTTCTCTTCTCTTCTCTATCCTAACAGGCTCGTAGTTTTCTACTAGCAATCCTCTAGTAAATAGTTCTTTTGTTATTTTATCAACAAAATCAATAGGATAATGAAGTCTAAAAGCTATTTCAAACAAGTCTGGTAACACACCATCACTTTCAGAACCAAGACACCATAACTCTATTAAAACAGCTTTTTGTTCAAAAGATAGCTTATGTATATCTATGTTATTTATGTAATCCGTACCATAAAACTTAAACCACGTCATCTTTTTTTGGTATCTTGGGTTCTTTGGGTTATAGAGATTAAACTTCTCCCAGTTCTTAATCTTGTACATACACTCTCCTTTGGTTAATAATGCCAAAAAACATTAACATAACTAATTCTAGTTGTAAACTATTTATTTGTTAGAAAATGCTTGACAATGTATTTTAGGTATTAATATAGGCATTGTAGTAATTAACCAGGAGAGAAACATGAGTGTAAAAACAATGATAGTAATAGCAGTAGCATTTTGGGCTTATGTATGGCTTTGCTTACAAATCATGGGTAAGTTGGCAGGTGCAATATGAATAAATACTTATGGCTATTCCTTTTTGTATTTTGGGGGTATATAATATGGCGAATGGTTTAGAACAGATAGCAGATATTCTTAAACGATTGAATGACGAACTTAAACTAGATAACGATAAATGGGAGAGAGCAAATGTCACAACAACAACATTACGACCAGGTGATGATGGAACAACACCAACACCAATTACAACAACAGGAGAGAAGCATGACTAAACAAGGTGTAGTTAATATTAAAGGCAAGAACTATAAAACAGTAGCATTAAGAGTTCAGGAATTTAGAGAACAATTCCCTACTTACTTTCTTACTACTGAAATAGTTAAGATTGATGATGAACAATGTATTGTAAAGGCTTATGCAGGGGTTCACTTAGAAGGTGGTCAAGTACAAACATTTGCTACAGGTCATGCACAGGAGTTCCGTAAAGCATCACAAATTAATGGAACATCTTATGTAGAAAACTGTGAGACTTCTGCAATTGGTAGATGTTTAGCAGCTTTAGGATTAGGTGGCACAGAGTTTGCTTCAGCTAATGAAGTAGTTAATGCTATTCATCAACAAAGTAATCCTGTTAAGCTAGTATCTAAAGAAGACTTCCTATGATTGAACAACGCACAGAAGAGTGGTTTCAGCAAAGATTAGGCAAGGTGACAGCATCCAGAATATCGGATGTTATCGCCAAGACTAAAACAGGCGTATCTACATCACGTCAAAACTACCTTATTCAACTTGTATCAGAACGATTAACAGGCAAGAAAGGCGATAGTTTTGTTAATCAGGCTATGCTAGATGGTATTGAAAGAGAAAGTGCTGCTAGGGAGCTTTATGAAAGAACTAGAGGGGTATCTGTAACAGAGGTCGGTTTCTTTGACCATCCAACTATTGCTATGAGTGGAGCTAGTCCTGACGGAGCTGTAAATTCTGAACAAGAAGGTAAGTATGATGGTCTTATAGAGATTAAATGCCCTATAGAAACAACCCATACTAATACGCTTATGAGTAAGGAAGTTCCCAGTAAGTATAAGTCTCAGATACAATGGCAAATGGCTTCTGTAAGTCCTAACGTAAAATGGGTAGATTTTATTTCTTATAACCCAAATTTCCCTGATACAATGCAACTCTTTATAGCTAGGGTTGATAGAGACGATACTTACATAGCAGAACTAGAAGCTGAAGTAGTAAAGTTCTTAGACGAAGTAGAACAAACAATTATTAAACTAAAGGAGTAATATATGGCTGAGTATGACAAAACAAACACGTTTACCTTAAACAAGAATGATAAAGGTGATAATCCTAAACGACCAGACTATAGAGGAAAGTTAAATGTAGATGGTATTGAATTTACTTTATCAGGTTGGGTTAAAGAAGGTCCTAATGGTAAATTTATTGCTGGTGCTGTAGCAATGGTAGCTACAGATGAAAGACTTAAACCTGCTGTTGAAGGTGCAGATGACTTATCAGACGTTCCATTTTGATAAGTATTTTGTATTAGACATGATAGTCTAAAATGGTATATAATACGCATACCTTTCTAATATTAGGAGTAAACCATGAAAGTATGTCGTAGTTGTAATAAAGAAAAAACATTAAATGAATATTATACTCACGCACAAATGGCAGATGGTTATTTAAACAAATGCAAAGTTTGTGTTAAAACTAGAGTAAATTTACATAGGGGAAACAACTTAGATGCGGTAAGGGATTATGATAAAAAACGTAATCTTTTACCACATAGAGTTGAAGCAAGAAAAACTTATTTAAAAACAGAAAATGGTAAGGCAGCTAGAAAACAGGCATTGTTAAATTATAAACACAATTACCCATTAAAATATGCTGCACATGTAATAACAACAAATGCAGTTAGAGATGGAAAGTTAATAAAAGAAACAAGCTGTTCTGAATGTAATTCAGATTATAAAGTTGAGGCACACCATGATAATTATACGAAACCTTTTGAGGTTAGATGGCTATGTGAACTATGCCATAAGGAATGGCATAGACACAATAAGCCAATTTATGAATAACTATTTGTTCATTACGTACATAGTAACTTCAAAGCCAAAACGCATTTCTGTTGCTGTTGGTGATGTCCACATAGCGGTTCTCCTTTCTTTTAGATTTGTAATAGAATTATACGCTTGTATGGGATTACTAGACACAAGAAAATCATGAAAGGACTATAATGGATATACATCATTTAGAACTAGATATAGCGTGTTATGCAACTGCTGTGTACCATGAAGTTAATAATAGAACACTAGAAGAAAAGGTAGGTGTCATAAATGTCATACGTAATAGGTTACATACTGGTTATTGGGGTCGTGA